ATTATGTTACGACCGCATCAACTGGTAACGCGACGGATTTCGGGAACCTTACAACAACAAAAAGGGCATTGGCGGGCGCGTCCTCTAACACGCGGGCATTATGGGGCGGCGGTTATACAACTTCTAACACAAACGTAATAGAGTATAGCACGATTGCATCAACTGGTAACGCGACTGATTTTGGTGATTTAACAATCAGCAGAAGTTCGCTTACGGCGGCGGCTTCAAAAACCATTGGTTTGTTCGCGGGGGGTTATACGACCGCCGCTGTACAAAGGTTGGATTCCGTAACAATTGCGTCTCTCGGTAACGCAAGTGATTTTGGCAACCTATCAGTAGGTCGTTTTCGTTTAGCGGGCGCGTCCTCTAACACCCGCGCCTTGTGGGGCGGGGGAAGCGAACCCACGGCGTCGGATGTGATAGATTATAATACAATCGCTTCCTCAGGCAATTCAACAGACTTTGGCGATTTAACAGCGGCGAGAACCAATTTGGCGGGCACGTCTTCACCTACTCGGGCGCTATTTGCGGGCGGTGACTCTTCTAATGTTATCGATTATGTAACGATTGCATCAACCGGAAACGCAACCGATTTCGGCGATACAAGCCAAACAAGGAACCAACTCGTAGGTACATCAAACGGGCACGGGGGATTATAAAATATGGATTTACAAGTGTTAGACAATTTTCATTGTGATTTATTAAAAAAGGTTCAGTCGAATTTTCCAAAAATTCAAAAAGCAACTGAAAATTTTAATAAGTCGCAATCCCAATTCATGGACAATATGCTGACAATCCATCAATTGACGCCGTTAAGGTCGGCCCGCCAGTGTTTAGCCGAGATAAAAAAAATTAAATTGGCGATTGAGGAATCGTTTTTTAAAGTCAAGAAAAACGAAATAGTTATTGAAAGTAAAGTGTCCGAAAGCAGAAGGACACAACAATTATTAGTTTCTCAATTACTCGACCTTGAAATTGAGGAATTGAAAACCCAAAATAAAAACATTATCGAAAACGTTAATGGTGCGGTTCGAAAGCTATCGGGGTTTATGACTCAATACGAAAATATATTAAAAAAGTATGGTAAAGAGGAATTCACCGAAGAGGACTTTGAAAAGGACGAAGAGCGATATCATATTATGAAAGCCTTTGAACAAGGGCTTAACGCGGCAAGGGCGCGGGGCGGTATAATTGATGAAGGTAATTTAATTTATCTTTTTCAAATCGGAATATCTGGAACCGCCGCACAAATAGAAGTACAAACGTATTTCAAAAGAGAAGACACTTTAATAAAAGACGGGGAATTACCGTCGCATCAGTTTCAACTAAATTGGCTTGAAAAAATGGCCGATAAATATTCCGGTTCGGCTAAAAGATTTGCAAAATATAAAGGCGTGTCTTTAATCGATAACGAATCATTAATTACAAGGAGTATAAAAGATGGCGAGTTATAAAAAGTTTAAATTAAAGCCGGGGCAAAAAGCGCCTACCGGCTCGTTAGGGGTCGGTATGTCTGATGGTTCTATCCTTTTTTATGGCGATGATATCCCCACTGAAATTGATTCAACCGATCTAACTTTGCACGAATTCAAAGAGTATAAACGACATTTAATAATGAATGACTATAATGTCTACCGCCAAAGCGGGGTCGGTTATTCTTTGGAATCCATAGTTGATTACATTTTTATGTATTTATTTTTGACAAAAAAGATCAGTCAAAACCCGCCCAATGAGGCTGATTTACAAGCGATGCTTGATAGCCTTAATCCGTTTTTCAATTGGTATCGTGGGCTTTTAAAGCATAAAATCGACACGCTTAACGCAATCGAATCCGCCGAAGATTTTAACGCGGTTGAACTCATCACTTGGGATTTTAATCAATTTACGGCGTCTAATCCCGGTATGGGGCTTATTTAATAACGAAAAAATTTTACTTTTCCTAATGCTTTAACTGGAATTGAAACTATGACTTTACAAGATTTTTATAAACTTTGGCCGATAGGCGTCGCTATACTCGGAACCGCAATCGGGTGGGCGGCGACCTATGGAAAGGTAAAAGAGAAAATGAGTAATTTCGTAACCAAAGAGGAATTGTCGGTTCATTGCGAAGCGACCCGCCGTCGTTGGTCTGACGAAGTGGGAAACAAGATAGCGGGCGTTAACACTGCTATAAAAAGCATGGAAGCGTTAGTAATCCGTCTTCATAATAGTCAAAGTAAAAAGATAGATACTATGGACGATAAACGAGAAGGCGCGAAAGGCGAAAACAATCAACAATTAAGCGAATTAAAAACCGAAACGAGTAATCAATTTATTGCACTTAACAAAGCCCTTGGCAGATTAGAGGGCAAAATAGAAAAAATAGGGGGGTAAGTATTATGGAAGAGTATGTTAAACAACAAGCATTAAAAATCTTAATTAACGCGTTCTTGTCTCAAATCACACCGGAGCGTTTGAACTATGTAGGGGATAAGATCTTAGATGTGATAGAAGACGCGGTCGAAAAAACCGAGAACAAAATAGATGACGCCTTAATTTTGCCCCTTTGCAGTTTGACCCGGCAAACTTTTAAGATAAAAGATTAGTTTATAAATAAGCTTTATTAATTTAATTTGAAAGCCGGGGCCTTTATGGTCCCGGTTTTATTTTTAAGGATTTATTATGTACTTAGATATTATTCGATGGACTTATAACGAACACGGAATTTTTGGCGTTATCCGCTATAACGACCGGCTATTAGGGTACTCTCTCGAATTACCCTTTAAAAATAATAAACCTTTTATAAGTAGTATTCCTTTAGGGATTTACCCCGCCGAAGTTGTACCGTTCCGGGGCTACAAAGCTATACTTTTAAAAGACGTACCGGGCCGAACCGATATACTAATCCACATCGGTAATTGGACACATGAAATAGAGGGATGTATACTTCCCGGAAGTCAAACCAAAGTGGAAAAAGACAAAACTAAAATGGTTTTAAATTCTCGGGTTACGCTCGAAAAACTAATTAGGGTAGTTAAGGACGATCCAGTTTTAAAAGTTCGGGTTATACTGGTATGAAATAGAAAGGCCCCGGTCGGTAAAAGCCGGAGCCTTTCGTATCACATTTTTTTTTCATTCCCGGACGCGAACACCGACATAATAGTAATTTTCATTTAGTCGAAATTCACTTCCTATTTATTTCATATTATCGCCCCCTTTCCCTGCTTAGATTTTTACTACATCATAACCCTTTTCAAATTGTCACGCGCTTAAGCTACCTTCCAAATAGCTTGTATTGATCGCTTTAAAAGGGTTTATGAATTAGGACCACGCCCCATAGGGACGCGAGTACAATCAATAAAAAGACACCCGACGCAAAAACCGCCGTTCGTAAAACATTACTTTCCGTATTTACTCTTTTAGGTTTCTCCCATTTGATAGTCAAGTCACCGAAAAGAGTTAATGCTAAGGTTCCTTTATGCTCGCACGTAACACAACGGGCGTTATTGCCGACCGATAAAAAAGTATTATTTTGAGCATAAACTATAACTCGACCCTTGCACCGTTCGCACCGTTCGCCGGGGAAGTCCCGCCATATTTCATTTATCATGGGTTTCAATCCTCACATTTATAGAACTACCCGGCGGAATGATGATTATCGTATCGGGTAAATTGTTTTCCGGGATCGCGTTAGGCGGTCGGGTCCACGTTACGTCGTTACTTGGGTCCCCTTCCCCGTCCGCGTTATACGCTGTTATAAAAAAATCATAAGTTACGCCGTGCCCTAAATTCAAAGCCCCGGTCTCTAAAGGGTACGTTAAAACATTCCCGCAATCAAAAACGTAATCGTCATTCATACCGGGGCGGGTATAGTGTATAAGATACCCTAAAACTGGTTTCATTCCGTCCGGGGCTTCGACCGGGTCCCATTTTAAATAAGACTCGGCGAAGCAAGTGGAAACCATGAGCAAGGAACAAAATGTTAAAATTAATTTTTTCATTTATCAAACCTCCACCTATAAAAAGTCGGTTGTCGTAAAGATCCCTTTTTAGTCACGTTTTTAAAATGTATCTCGGCGTACTTCCCGTCAAACTCTTCAAAATGCGTCCAAATATAATCTCGGACATTTATTTTATTATTGCCCTCAAAATTATTTTTAAATCCACTTCCGACTTTTACTTCCACTCCTTTATAATCGACGATGATTCCGCCCAAGGTCCCGGTCAAACTTTTTGCGCCTTCGTAGTATCCCACGACTCTGCAATCGGCGGTTTTAGGCGGAACCCAACGGACCCAATCAAAGGTTTTTCCGTCTTTATACTTCCCGTCGGGATTATAAATAACGATGCCCTCTTCGCCCGCTTCGGTAGCGTAGTTATAAAACTTAGTCAATTCCTCTTTAGTGTAAAAGAGTACATGCTTTATCAATTTAACGTGGTCGAATTGGAAGGCGTGGAACATAGACGATAAACGATTATACCTTTGTAACTTGGTCCCCGGAAAAGATGGCATATCAAAAACATAGTATACGGCGTTCGGGACCGGGTCGTTATTTCGGATTAGCCCGGACGTCGTGTCGAAGTCGGTATCCGGGACAATTAATTCGCCGTCAAGCTCATGGGGGAAATTCTCTAACTCTTTGTCAATGTGGTCGAACCCAATAAGCTTTTGACCGGTACGGGATATCATTTGGCCCGGATACCTTCCCCGGACCCCGTCCTTTTTAACCGCCGCTAAAACTGGAAACTTTATCCTTTTCCAATCGATGGTTTTAACCAATTGGATGTCGGGCTTTTTGGACCCGTCGTACACCGAAGGTATAAGACCGGGCCAAACCTTATTAACCGTTTTAGCGCTAATCCCGGCGCGCAAGTCCTTATTTAAAATCATTCGAAACACTTCGGCGTGGTCGGTGTGTAACGACATTAAAAGCCTTTTTACCACTTTCTCCGCCCAAGCGCCCGAGATTTTACGAGACGATAAGTCGTCCAAAAGTTCGAAGGCGTACGCGTCTAAAAACTTAGCGTGAGTTTGGCGTCTTGTAACCGGCGGCGTTAGGTAATACCGCCGAAACGGATCATAGCAATACAGTAAAACCCTTTTTAGTTCAGGGTAACTTTTTAAAACGGCTAGCTTATCGTTGCCGACCGCGTTTTGTACTTCTTTTATTTTGTTTAGCACTCTAAAACCCCTCTTTTTTGAATGTTTACTTTAGCCGACGAGAAATCAATATCGCCCCGTGTTTGATACGCATGATACGCGCATTCATTCGCTGTTCCTTGGACGATCAAGGGGGACCCGGTCCAATGACATTGGCTAAAAATGCGCCCCATATACACGATTTGGCGCGGTTTGGTGCCGTTTAATCCGGACGCTTTTAGCTAACTCCTTGATTTTATTACTATTTTTTAAATCGTTGCGCGACATATCCTTCCGCCCGAAGCGGTAAACCGAAAAACGTGTCGCTCCGATTACATAAAATGTGTATTACTTCCTCCAACGACCCGAACCCATTATCAACTTCGGCGATGACTTCATCGTGAACTGATAAAATGATTTCATAGCCCGCCCTTTCTAAGTCAAGTATAGCTTCCATTAGTATTTCACGCGCGGTTGCTTGAGTCGCGTTCTCCGTTATCCTTCCGGGTGATAAACCAACACGGGTCCAATGCTTGTCTATATACCCGTCGTGAACGACAACGGTTTGATAGTCGCCCCAAGGGGCGCGGTACTCTTCATATCGAGCATTCGGATAAGCTAAACACTTCCCCGTCGGTAAGATCATAAACAAAAATCCTTTATCGTGGATAAAGGAAATGCGCCCGTATGAATACATATTACCAACGTTAATCGTGGCGTTTTCCGCCGCGTCTTTTAGCCCGTACCAAAGGGCTTTAACCATACTATGCTTTTCTCGAAAAATGTCGATGGTCCGGTTTGCTTCCCCTTGAGTAATAAATAAACCTTTGTTCGCGCAATTAACCCTAAACACTTTTCCGCCCATCATATAATCACAACCGAGTACGGTTATTTTCCCGTGCTTCCTCATTTTTGAGGTTTTCGAAATCTCTTCGTATGGTACGTCATAAAGCGCCGACGCCATATCTCGATATAAACACATACCGGATATGAATTTTTGTAGAATGTCTTCTTGACCCGCTAACCAACATACGACCAAATGTTCGATTGACGCGTAATCGGCGACGATAAAACGTTTTCCGAACGGCGCGCAAATAGACGGACGAATAAGAGCGGACGCCGTTTCGATTAGGTTCTCGTATTTTAAAAGTGTTTGGTCGAAAGAGTCATAAATAAATGTATAGACGGCGTCTTCGACTTCTTGTTCGGCCCCGTCTCCTACGGTTTCAGTCGGTAAATTTTGCGGTTGTAAAAGCCGCCCGCCTTCGCGTCCGGTTGTGGCTTTGTGGTATTTCAGGCAATCACGGACGCGCCCGTCGGGACAAATCGCCTGTTTTACTTTTCGGTATTTTTTAATAGAACTCTTCCCGGCTAACGCCCGGAGTTCCAAAAGGCTTTTTACACTTGGATAATTATCAATGTTGGGGTCTTTTAAAGCGGCTTCCACGGTCTCGGCGCGGAAGTTCGGAAGTGGGAACCCGTGTTCATGCATAGCCCATTCAATTATTTTTTTACCCTGATTAATTGTATCAATAGCGCCGTCTGTTATAATGGGGATCATCGCGAGTACTTCGTCTAAATACTCATCAATTTTTTGAATGGACGCATTAACCAACGTTGTATCGATTGGGATTCCGCGATTATTTTTTAATAGTGTCGCCCGCCAAAGATCAAGTTCCACGTCTTGCAATTCCCACGGTAGATAATCTAAAATCGCGCGCTCCGCGTTTACGTCGTCCTTACAATATTCGTAAATCTCGATAAAAAGTTCCGGGTGGGTTTCCGGGGTCCACCTTTTAAACGGGTTCTTTTTGGTTAATTTTTGGGGCTTGCAAAGCCAATTGATTAGGTCCTTACCGCGTTTATCTTTTTGGATGTCGAGATTTAGAACCCGCCCGCATTCCTCCAACGAAGCGGGAAGCGCAAACGATAGCGCGATTGCTTGCGTATCTCGCCATGATGTAAAAGGAATCTCGGGCCAATTCCATTGGTCAACGGCGATGTAGCGCCAAAGCGCGTATTCAAAGCCCGTATTCCATGCATAAACTAAATACCCTTCTCGAATCGCGTCGAATAGATCACGGGGCGGACGCTCGCCCGCTACCCATATACGCGGGTCGTCTTGATTAAAAGCATAACCCAAACAAAGCGGCTCCGTGGACTTGTCCATCGCGTACCGGTGCGCCCCGACGGTTTTTAAAATCGATTTCGAGAAAGATTCCCAATCGATATTAACCCGGTTTGGTTTTTGTATTAGCTCGTTATCATGGGTAAATAACATTTTTTGCCCTTTGTTTGTAGTGTCTTTATAGCGTCTACCATAAAATTTAAATCGTATAAATACAACTCAATATTTTTACGACGAGTTAATTCGCTAATCATCGCACGGACGGCTTGTTCGATGTACTCTTGAGTATAAAAAGGCGAAAAGTAATAACGCTTATACGGTTCGATTTTGAACTCTTCGGGCGCGGAGTGGTTCCATATCATCTTGAGCGTATAGAATAAATGACGCGATGCCATTTGACTAACGTCGTGAAATTCGCCCCTTCTATCGCGCCATTGAAATTCTTTTACAGGATTTTTATTAGAAATGCTAATTTGCATGGTTGCCCCCATTTTTAGAATTGATCCCCCTATTGACCGATAGGGGGATCGGGTTATTTAATCGTTACTTTAATCCCTCTTCGGCGTCCAAACCGTTTGAAAGGGCGGAGAACAGTTTAAATTGACGGAGATAAGGCTTAGCTTCACCTTCGGTAGCGATCCCCATTATAGCGGTTTGCATTTCCTCGAAACTTGTGTCCGCGTCTTTGTGGAAAAGATCGATAACTACCGTTTGAATAGCTAAAGTTTTCTTTGTCACGCGCGCGGCCTTTGGCTTTTTTGGCATGTCCAAATCTTGCGAATCAAACACGGTGCGAATGACGGAAAGTACTTTCGCTTCGGTCGAGCCTTTGACGGCTTTTAAAACGGTGTCGACAACTTTTTGAATCTCGGGGTAGGTAGTGTCTTCGTCAATCATTTCACCGATCTTAAGCCCGGTCAATTCGTTTTCAATTCCTTCTTTAACTACTTTCGGGTCAATTACTAAGCCTTCGGTGAGCGTAACCGATTTGTAAATACGAAGCAGTTTTGAAAAGGCGATGCCTTCCGTAAACATCGCGGTTTTAATTACGTCCGGGTCTTGTTCGGCTTCGAACCCGGAAACGATAATCGCTTTAGCTTTGTCATACTCTTCTTGGGTTACATTTTGGGGAAGTTTAAAAGTGGTTTCTTTTGACATGATTTCTCCTTTTTGGTTTGGGTGTGGGTTAAAAATTTACGGTTAAAAAACCTTAATTTTTAATTAGCTAAAAGTCAATAGCTTAAAAACTTATATCCTCTATATTATAATATTTCTTATCTCGAACGACGAGCAATCGCTTTGGAACTTTTAAAAAGTCAGAATGTTTAAACGCCTCTTTTACTGTTCTCGGGTGTGAATGATTCACGGGCCAACGAAACTTAATCCAGTTATCCGCTTTCATTTTCGGGTATCCCTCATGGTTCAGGCAAACAAATTCATTAATTTGGACCATACCACATTGATAGACGACTTTTAAAGAGTCATAGCCCGCCGTCTTTTTATGGATATAGTACTCGACGTAGCTAACATCAATCCACTTTTTCTTTTGAACGACTTCGACGTCATCCGCCCGTTTGCGAATCTTCTCTTTAAATTCGAATACGTGTCCGCATACGTTACAAATCCGCATAACTGGCGGGACCAAACACTTACACCTTGGACACTCCTTGACGGGCGGTTCGCCTTTCTTTTCGCCTTTCTTTTTCCTCATTGGAATAAGTACATTATTAATCGGGCCTAATCGTTTAGTGTTTCCCGCGAAATCTAAAACCAAGCAATGAGTTTTATCAGTTTCCGGGCTTTTCCGAAGACCGCGCCCTATCATTTGAACATGAAGCACGGCGCTTTTCGTCGGTCTTAAGAGGATAATCAAATCGATATTCGGAGCGTCAAAGCCGGTCGTAACCATGCCGACCGATGAAAGCGCGCGGATTTCGCCCGCTTTAAATTGGCGGATTATCTCGGGGCGGTCTTTTTTAGTCCCGGTATGCAAAGCGCGGGTTTTAATGCCCCGCCGGTTTAATTCTTCCGCTATGTGGTCGGCGTGTTTAATATCGATAGCAAAGATTAACCACGATTTATAATTATGTTGACCGAATTCGATTGATTCTTTTATGGCATCTTGAGTAATTCCGTCACGGTCAAATTTAACCGATAAATCTTTTTGGTTGAAGTCCCCGCCGGTTGTCTTAACCCCTTTCGTATCCATTTCTAAATCGGTCCGTTTACTTATCAATTCTGATAAATAGCCGTCCTCCACCAATTTATTAAAATCGTCCATCGAACTTAGGTCGTATGATAGCTTATTAAAAAGGGCTTTGTCCCCTTGATAAATATACCCGGTCCCCATACGGTAAACGGTCGCCGATAATCCGATATGACGAACGCCCGGAATGGCATTGAAAAACTTCATATACATTGAACTGTTTTTCGGCGGTATCGTGTGTGCTTCATCAATTATAATTACGTTGAAATCCCGGAAGAGTTCCGGCTTATTATATATTGATTGAATCCCGCCAACGGTGATTTTTTGAACGGTCCGGGAATTAAGGCCCGCACTATACAAACCGATTATAATACCCGGAAAAAAGCGTTTAATGGCTTCATGGTCTTGTTTTAAAATGTCTTCGGTGTTCGATATGATTAAAATTTTATCGGCGGGTTTTACTTCTAAATACTTATAGATAAACCCGCCCATAATCTTGGTTTTACCCGCCCCGGTAGGGACCGCAATAACGGGATTAAAACCGGCTAAGACATCTTTTAAAAGTGCGTCTTCGCAATCAATTTGATATTGTCTAACTTCGTATTCCATCTAATGTATAGTTTCCCACGGTAGCGGTTCGTCGTGCATCGCCCGTTCTATGCAGATATCTAAAATGCTATCGACGTTTTCGACATCGCGTAAAGCCAAATCCTGAACCCGGTTTATGATGTCCGTCAATTCGAGTTCGGGACGAAGGGCTTTTAATTTTATCAATCTCGCGTAATTATCCATAACGCTATCCCGCGTAGGTCTTATCTTGGCAAACTTAACACATACCACTGATACGGTACTCTTTTAAGCTTAACGCGTCGCTAAAGTCTTTAAGGTTAATATCTTTTTGACAAAACGGACACTTTCCCGCTTCAACTAATTCAACTTCTTTTTCGAATCCTGCTTTTCTCATAATATCTTTATTCATAATTTCCTCTTTCTCTTTATCCGCGCGGGTAAGTAACCGGAGACCGAAAACATTCGCCTACTTTCCCGCCGGGTTTTTATAACCGGGTCGACCGGTTTAGTTAATTTAATTTCTTTGACAACGGGCCAAGGTTTCGGCGGATCTTTTAGCTTAAGGATTTCTAAAGCTTTACGGACTTCGTAAAAACTAACGGTCGCGCAGTATTCCCCAAGGTCCGAAAGCGCTTCCGCGACTTCCGTAAATGCTTCCTTAATAGGGATATTATAAACACTTTCAATAGCGGTAACTAAAAACCGAACCCGCGCGGCGTGTTCACCTGAGTCCGCCGTACCTACAATTTGTATATTATTACCCGCGTACGTTTGGGTCGTCGGCTCGTCGTCAAACGTGGAAGTCGACGCTGTATATTCGCCGCTAATCGGGTGCGCTTCGGTGTAATGGTGTGCAACCACTTAAGCCCTCTTCGTCGTCTAAATAAGCCGTTATGTTAATAATAGTTTGAACGCTCAATCGGACCAATTCCCCGCATTGACATCTTGTTGCATCGGTGTCTAATTCGACGGCTATTTCGGGCGGTACGTTATGGATGTTATAAGTACAACATTGACACGGACCCGCCTTCGATTGAAATTCGAGTTTAGCCCCGCACGCCGGACACCGAACTATTAGAATATCTGGACTTCCCATAATTAAAATTTTCCTAAATCAATTTGTTTATAAGCGGAACACGCGAGCCGTTGTTGCCCGGTCGCTAATATTAAATCATCGTATAAGCCGCAAGCCCACTTTCCGGCGGGTAAAAGGTCCATATGAGCGCAAGTCCGGCACGTTTTATGTACTTCTGCTTTACCAGTGCAAACTAAACGAGCGTCACAATATTTACACTCGAACCAAGTCGGTGGAAAAAGCCGTTTAGGGGGCGCTTCCGCTAAGATTACTCGTTCCGCTTTTCGGTCAAGATCGTTCGCAAAGCCGGTATCAAGTTTAATCCGTTCCCAATAATAGGAGTCATCATTCTTATTAACCGCGCCCCACATACAACGAGTTAAATTAAGCTTAAGCATATAGATTTGTGTTTGACCGTAATAGGTCGCGCTAAAATTCTTAACGCCTTTTTTCATTACTTCCTTAAACTTCGACTCTTTCATCGTTTTAAATTCAAGTAAGTGTTCGGTCTTGGGCGCTTCAATTATGCCTAACGCCATACCATCGCAATGACTTTTTGCGTGTCCGTGCCCGAATACCACTTCCGTTTGATCACCGTAGCACTTAACACCGACTTTCTCCAATTCGTGGATAAAACAAGCCTCTTCGCGGTGTCCCCGGTTGAAAAGCCGCATCATACGCGCGGGAAATACCGCAACAAAACACCAACGGAAAGAGAACCATAAATATCGTTCGCACGAATGACCGATTTGGGACCCGCCAAGATAAGGGCGGAGTTCTTGCTCTTGCTCTTGCGCCTCAATCATAGCCGCCGTTGTACTTTTAAAATCTTTTAATAATACCATTTTATTTAATCCCCTTCGTCCGTGGCTTCGTGGTCTTTAAAATGCTCGCCCGTATACTCTAAATTGAACCTGTTTGGGTCTTCCGAATACTTCCCAAGTATATACTCGTTAAGGCCGTCGAGACTCTTTATCGTGATAGTTCCGTGTTTGGTTCGACGTTTTCGGTATTTCTCTTTAATTCGAAGGCAAAGCGGACACTCGCATTCGTTTAGCTTTTCCATAACTGCCCCCAAAGTTTAGGCCCCGGATTACTCCGGGACCGGTTAAAATATTTTTATTTTTCCCACGGTAATTTTGATTTAGTTTCCGCCGGGGCGGTTTCCTGCTTCGCTTGGCTCGTGGGATCTTCGACGGGTTCGTTTGCTTCCCCCTCATACGGTCCATAAAACTTAATTTCATTGCTCGCCGGTTGCGTGGGCGTGGCGACGGTTAAGCCGACTTTTACTTGCATCGGAATTCCATGCAATTCTTCCGAGTCCTCAACCGCTACTTTTCCACAAGCGTCACAAATTGAGTTTAACGCTTTGTTAGCGATTTGGACAGCGGTCGGGTTCGGGTTATCAAGGTTAAGGCGTTCGAACAACACGCGCCCTTTAAACTCGCCGTCAATAATTACTAATTGCAATTGCAAATAGTGCCCCGTCTTGGCCTTGGTTTGCTTAAACTCCGATTTTTTAATCAAGGCGTTATAAGCGCCCGCCGGAATCGGTGTAAAGTCGTCCATTTTTTCAGTATTACTTCCGGTGTTTGCTACGTTTGGTAGTTGAGCCATTTGTTTAATTCTCCTTTTAAACGTTAGTTATTTCTTTGGTTTCGGGGCCGCGCCTTTTCGACCTTCGGCAACGTACCCCCTGTTATAGTCGGGAAGGTCCATTACGGGCTTTTTGTCCGTAATTTCAATTCGCGTAACATCAAACCACGTGCCGACTTCGGGCTTTCCGTCTTTCTTAACTCGCGGGGTCAATACCAATTGAATACACCCGTATAAATCGAACGACACGCAAGTTATAACGCCCTTAGCCCCGGTCACTTTATCCCGCCCTTGTTTTCCTAATAAATCCATATGTACTTTAACAGCGTCCATCATTTCTTTTTAACCCCTTTCTTGTCCGGCTTCGGGGTAATCCCCATACATTTATCAAAAAGTTTTGCAAGGTTCGGTTCTTCCTCTTTAGCAAGATTCCCGGACCGGTCTTTGCCGACGCGCCTAACGTCCCCGTGGGTTTGCAAATAACGGAAAACGGTTTTATCCTCTAATCGCCCGATTAAAAGCGGGAAGACCTCGTCGAAGAAAAACGGAAGTCCATTTAATAACTGTTTACCGGGCATAGACGGAACGTAAGAATTAACCCCGATGTCGTCCGTTAACTTGATTTCTTTAGCAGAAAAATACACGTGCTTCCCCCTGATATCACGAAAGCCCCGAATCATGCTTGACATATCATCGGCTAAACGCCCATAGGCGGCGCGCGGGTCTTTCTCTTCTTTTTTATATTGGGAAAGCATAACTTCGGCGATTTCGGTAATGGAATCCAAACACAAAGTTTGGTATTTGTCCGCCTCTTTGGAAGTGGTCGCCCAATTGTAAACGTCGATAACGTCTTGCATATTGTTAACTTCGACCGCCGGAATATCCACTTTAGCAAGCGAAAGTAAACCGGACTCCGCCGAAATAATAATCGGGTCCGGCGCGGTTGCACAAAGAACCGTTTTTCCGACTCCGGCGTCGCCGTAAACAAGCACTTTACACCCGCTATGTTGTTGGTCTTTAGTTGAAATAATCTTTATTGCCATTTTATTTTGTTCTCCTTTTAACCTTTTCGCGGTCGAGTATCCGGGACTCAAGTAAATGATAACGAATACGCGCCCGCGCTCATTAGCTCAAACCCTAAAACGCGGTCGTCGCTTACAATGCGGTATAAATAGTTTTCTGGAAAAGTTAAACTTTGTAGTTTTTCGAAACCTTCGCCCTCTTTAAACCCGTGCGCGTTTAAAACCGCCTCGATTTGATGTTCTTGCCCAATGTTTACGTTTAATTCCATCGTGCGCCCCCTTTCGTTTTACTCTTCCTCTTCGATTCGCTCCACTTTTAACGAGGGCATAGCGGGTTTCTCCGTAATTGCATCGAAAAGAATCGCGTCCGCCGGTAATGCGTCGAAAAACTTTTTAACGATTTTAAGTTCGGACTTAAGCGAATTCTTTTCCGCGTCGGTAAGATCCCCGTACATAGCCGACGCCGCCTCTTGATCGAGTTTAAGCGTCGTCTTACTCACCGCTGTAATCTGCCAATCGTCAATGTCTTTTTTGACAGTAAACGAACCTATTCGCCCTTCAAATAAACCGTTACAAAGTTCTCGGCGTAGTTTTACTTCCTTGGCCTTAAGCGTCGTTAATTGCTGAGCGACGTTCCGCCAATACAAATAATCGTCTAACTTAGACATTTTTAACCTCCATTTCAAATTGTTTACATTTTAAGTATTGCCGCGTTCTATGGGACTAACTTATTTTGCAAACTATTTTGTATACCTATTTTACTTAAGATGTCAAACATTAATTTACGATCCCGCGCAAACCGTGGATTTATTAGGGGTTTACAAAGTCTTCCATTCGTGCTACCAATTAGTTTGATCGAGGAATTTGGCCGAATTCCTCATAGTTCCAATCAAGGAAGTCGGAGAAATAAAGCGCCCCCAAAGGCTTTCTTCGACTTCCTTTTCAATCGAGCCTTTGGGGATATTCTAACGGGGGCGAACGTGTGAAAATCTATGTCGGGAGTTCGTATAAAGGTACACCAACCGCTGAACTAAAAGAGTATAAGGTCGACGATTTTAAAACCTTCTGCCAAGATTACTTGAGCAATTGTCGAGCGGGCGAAAAGAACGACTATTATATAACGATAGGAAATGATTACACGAAAACGGAAGGGGACACGGACGCGTCGCCCTTCTCCTACAAACATCAATCCCACTTTCACCGCAACGACAAATCACAAAAATCCGCTTGGCTATTACCGTTCGACGGTGACGCATCTATAAAGAACGATAAAAGTTGTATCGCTCCGAAGATTGCTCACCAAGTTTTAAAAAAGCTAAACCTAAATCATGTAATATTTACGACGCATAGCCATTTACCGCTAATGCGAAACCGTTGGCGGCTCTTCCTTCCGTGTCTAATGACTCAAAAAGAGCAATTAGAGCCGACCGTCCATAAAGTTTTTAACTTACTAAGGGCGAACGGTTGCGACGACTTGGCTCTTTCGAACGAATCCCGAACGTGGACTCAACCATGGTTTTTACCCACGCGGGACGACCCAAGCGACGGCGGTTTTAAATATTACTCATTTTTTGAGGGGGAAGATTTTGAACCCGCCGAACCCGGTTCGGTCAAGTTCACGCCGCCGGAACAAGTCTCCGGGACCGATATACAAGATTCAATCGAAATCATAACAAAGGGTAAAACCCCACTCCACGAAACGCTTCGGAATTTTATTTACGGCTCCGTCCGAGACGGTCGCCAACCGGCGACTATCAAAGCCATTCTTCACGCATTAACCGCCGGGTACGATCTTAGCGACCCGCGACTCAAAAACCGAAAAGAGGATATCGACCGGATAGTTGATATTACCTATAAAAAGTTTTATAATGAATCCGTGGGCGGTGATTGGTTAAAGAAGGAACAAGAAAACGAGCGCATCTATACTAAGTACCCGGACCAAGGCGGAGTATTTGAGCAAATGGTTCAATATTGTAAATCGTGGATGGTTTTTCCAAACCGTCAAATCGCCATAACCGCGATTCATACTTTAGTTTCCACTTTAGGCGGGCGCGTTTATACGACCGAAGACGGTTCCGGGATCGTATTAACCGTTTTGATTACCGGTCGGTCGACCATCGGGAAGAGTAATATTAAAAAGTTTTGTGTGCATGTACTCAACAACTTTTCAATTGGGAACCATGCCGGTGATTTTATCGGGTCCCACTATTATACATCGGGCGCGAATCTTATAAAAGAAATGATGAATAGCGGGTCGCTTTTATCGGTCCGCACCGAATCGGGTCAAAGCGATCAATCGCAAGCGGGCGACATGAAAAGAGTAATGTTGTATGAACTCGAACTCGCAACAGAATCCGGGCGCAATGGGTATATTTCCTCAGGGGGTCAAAACGATAAGGTCCCCGATCTTTACTCACCCGCCGTAACTACCGTTCGGGAATCGGTCGCTGAAATTCAAAATGACGCGGACATACAAAACAAAGTATCGGTGTCGGGAACTTCCGGTCGACGATCCCACGTTATTATCGACCCACTTAAGGCCCCGATAAACCCACACCGCGAGTTAAAGATCCCTAAGTTTTTTGTCTCTCTCGTCTCTAAACTCCATAAACTTGCTTCCGACGCCCGAAGGCGAACAATTGACAAACCACTCGCCGCCGAACATTGGCTTGTTGTTTCTTACGAAGATCCCACTTATATACATACCAAAGCGGAAGCGTGGTTAGAAAAAGAGAATAGCGCGGCGCGGAGTAAAGACCACTTCATCGCGACTTTTTACGGGCGGCTATATGAAAGGGTCCCCGCTTACGCGGCGCGGCTCGCTATCGTCGAAAATCCTTTAGCGCCTAAAATAACAAATGTTCAGATAGACATCGCGGAAGCGAGTTTAGAAGCCGAAGTATTCGCGCACCGGAAGCAAGACGATTTAGGGTCCGGTCCTTGGGAAGTTTTAATCGAAGAAATTAAAACTTGTTTCATGGGCGACATGCACAAAACGAAATCTAAAACGCTTCTAAAGGGCAACGAACGACTTTTGAAACTTGGGGCGTGTATGTGGCGAAATCTTGCAAGGAAGATTCGGTACAACGAAGGGTATAAAGTTCTCAAAGAGAAAGATAACTTTAACGAAATCTTAATGCGCCGTTTAGAACTCGTTAACATTTTGTCCGTTCGGGGATCGGAAGCGAAAGTAAAATTCGGCGTTAATGCATGGATTTTTTACCGGACTTAACGTATTTTAATAA